AGTGCGGCTAATGCGGCTTTGCCTAAATCGGCTGGGTCGGTGTTGCCGGTGGAATAGACGGCGAGAACGGCTGCAAGGATTGAGCGACCGTAGGACGCTAGTAGGGCTTTGTCTTTAGTCTTCATCGTCTTTGCCTTTCGCTTTATTTTTTAGTCCATTGGATGCAAGTAAGCCTATTAGACCGCCAGAGAGTGTCATCAGCATTGGGTTAAGCACCGAAAACGCTTCTGCATCGTTTGGGGCTTGCTCAAGTGGCTGGGTAACAAACAACAAGCCGTAAAGCAACGTGAAGATTGAGCCAACAAACGCGAGCGTTAAACCGATGCCTACGATGAGGATTAGGCGCGCTTTGATTTCTTCGTTCGTGTATTTAGGCACAGCGTCCCGTCCCAATCTGTATGTCGCTTGTCATGGTTACTGCTTTAGATCCTGCGCGCTGGCAATTTACTCGCTCACGATCAGCGCAACCAGAACAACCCCACATGACCACCGCAACTAGCAAGCTGCAACCGATCAAATAACGCCATTTCATCATTCTGCGATTGGTGGTTGAACTACATAAACAGGCGGTACAAAGTCTTTTGTTTTTGCGTTGTATGTGTAACCAATGCCGGCGTAAGTTTTGCCCTCAACGTCAACAAAAGTTTCAACGTATGTGCCGGTATAGCGGTCTGGGTTTTCGTCCAAGAACTCGCGCGTTACAACATGAACAGCAACGACAACTTTGTCTGCATCAATTTCTGCAAAATACTGCGGGACGCTCATACCTTGAACCTCACATAAACAATTCCTGAACCGCCAGCACCGCCGCTTGATGATGCTGTGCTTCCTGCACCGCCACCGCCACCGCCAGTATTTGCGGCAGCTGCGTTGCCTGCAGCAGTACCGCCTGCACCACCCACGCTTGAACCGCCTGCGCCTGGTGATGTTCCTGAACCACCACCGCCACCGCCAGCCTTAAACAATGCGCTACCGCCGATAAATGCGCTTACGTCATAACCTGCGCCACCTGCACCGCCTGTGGTTGTTACTGCTGCCGCGCCAACTGCTGTTGCGCCACCACCACCACCGCCTGCTTGGTTGCTTCCCGTTGCACCGTTGCCACCAGATGAGCCAAGAATTGTTGGAAACAATGAAACAAGACCTGTTGCGTATGGTGCTCCTGCACCGCCACCACCGCCGCCACCGCTCGAACCTGCATAGCCAACCACGTTTGCTACGCCTGCGTTTGTCCATGCACCGTAACCACCACCAATTGTGCTGAAACTGCGTGCCGTGTTGTTGATTGATGAACCAGCACCGTTTGTTCCTGTTGCGCTGGTTGTGGCACCTGTTCCACCTGCGCCAATGTCAATTGCGTAAGTTGCGGCCGTTAAATAGACCGATTGAATAACTATTCCACCGGCACCGCCGCCACCACCGCTGTAATTTGACAACAACGATGAACCACCGCCACCGCCACCACCCACTAGGCAAATATCAAAAAGCCCGTCGCGACTAACAACCAAGTTTCCGTCTGATGTAAACGTCAAAAGCGTGTAGTTGATTCCGCCGACCGTGATGCTTGAAGACGAACCACCCGTCGCTGCGCCATAGTTAGCGCCACCACCTAAGTTAAAAAAAGTAAAAGTTGACGCCGACAAACAAAGCAAATAGCCGCCCCCGTATTGCGCCAAAGCAAGTGAACCTGATGTGTTGATTGTGACGCCAGCGCCAGCTGTGATTGTGCAGGTGCCTGCGCCTTTGTTGGCGACCTGGATTACATCGCCAACGGTAAAAATGCTGTTGTTAACGGTGATCGTTGTCGCGCTTGCCGAGTTCATCATTGTGCGCTTGTAAGCGTCAGCGACGACCAACGTGTACGACGTGGTTTTGTCCGAGATCGGCAGATTTTGGATGTCGTTAAGTTGCTGTGCGGTCAACACAGACCCAGCGACGAACGGGTACGGCGTAGTCATAGTGCTCCTATCCTAAAACATTGAGCGCATCAAGTACGCCATATGTTGGGTTGTCAAGTATCAATTCATACACGATTGTGGTCGGCGCGGTGGAATACAGAACCCTGTGCCCTGTGCTGAAATCCAGATAATGCTCGATGCCCTCAACCGAGAGCTCTTGCGCTAATTGGGTTGTGCCAGCACCGCTAGGGAATGTTTTTTCTATTTGGATTGTGTCGCCAATTTCGAGTGTGGCCAGCGTGTCGCGCTGCGCTTCGGTCAGCATCAAGAACTTGGTTTCCACGCTTGTATACCGTGCCTCTGGGTTTGGGTTCAGCAGGTATTCGGCAGCGGTTTGGATTTGACCAGCCTGATGCAAAAGGCTGTTTGTGATGCTGGCAGTCTGAATAAAATATGTGGCAATTGATGTGGCATCGTCAGCTGTGTACGTGGTGCCGTCCAGCCCTGTTACCACCGATCTGTTGATTACGGAATCGGCCTCGAAACTGATACCTACGCCGTCGTATTTGTACCCTACGCCAGTATCGGTAAATGATGCAACAGGCGCGCTAAGGGTCGTGCCTATGCGCTCTTGGAATGTAAACACGCCTTCTCTTGACATGAACACGCGCCCGAACTCGGCTGTTTCGTTGATCTGGGTAATGTACTGCAGCACGTTTGTCCCTGCTGGCACGTTGTATGCGCTGTCATGGCCAAGGTCAACGGTGCCCGTAGCAATGTCACGCGCTGCAATAGGGAAATCTACTTCTGGCAAATCAAGCACGGTTTCAATGCGTTCGCCTGATGTTTCAGAGGACGGGTTTAACGCGTCTAGATAGGTTTGGGCTAGTAGGTAGAACTGGTCAGCGCAATAGACCGTCACCGTGTCCAAGCCGCCTAGAGCAAAGTTGTAGTCGTAGTTGACGATGTAGCCAGAGAATATGTATTCCTCGACATCGGTTGCGTCGTAGCGCAATAATTTGACTTCGCGCAATGGGGCGAGCCCTGGCTTGGCTTCTGCGGTGTCCCAATAGGGCGAGTTTTCATCGAACGGATTAAAAATCCCTGAGACGTCTTGGATAGTGAACGACATGGTGCCTGCGCTGAATTGGTCGCCAATATCGCGTCTGCCGCGTTTGACGTTTATTCGAGTGGTTGAGTCCATGACGCTGGCGAACTCGGTCGTGCCGTCCAGCACGTATTGCGTGTTATCTAAAACGCCTTTGGTTGCAGAGTCAAGGGTAAAACCGTCCTGAATAAAGCCTGTGGCAATTTGCAGGTCATAGTTACCTGAATCAACTACAGCTGTGCCGGGCATCAGGCAACCGATATTTGTAATGGGCCAGCAGAGCGTGAATAGGCGCGCAAAGCGTTAACGACCGATTCACCAATCTCGGCGCTAGTAGCAAGTCCGCCTGTGACGTTAATGGTCACTCCCCCGCCAGTATTTAAGCGTTCTAATGGCACTACGGCTTCTGGGCCTGCTTCGCCGATCAGGGCAAGAGTGGGGGAGCTGACAATCCCACCCTCGGCCATGCGCGGCAGATTCATGCGACTTGCGGCTTGTGTAGCCGAGTTCCCACCAATGCTAGGCAGGTTGACATGGGCAATGGTGTTGATGTCTGGCGCAATTGGTATGGCGTTGTAGGCGCGAATGATGCCGTTGACCATCATGATTGCACCGTTGACTACCGACTCGAATGCGCCGAGTATGCCGTTAATGATTGCGTTAACGCCAGTCTTGAACCAGTCAAACTTGTTGTACGCAACAACTAGCGCGGCGACTAATAGCGCGACGCCTGCAGCGATCAGGCTAAATGGGTTGAGTGCCATGGCAATGTTTGTGGCGACGATTGCAGCTGCGACCAAGCCGATTGCGGCAGCGATCGCTAAGAATGCTTTGGGATTGTCTTGAGCCCATGCAGCAAATTGGTTGAGCACAGGCAGGACGGCTTCGAGCACAGGCAAAAGCGCGGCACCTATTGACTCTTTGGTTTCGCCAATGCTGTTCTTAAGAATTGCCATTTTCCCTGCAGCGGTTTCAGCGTTCTTTGCTGTAGCACCGCCAAAGGTTCCACCGAGCACGTCCATGATTTCGTTTAGGCTTGCGCCTTCTTTAATCATCGTTGACATTTCTGGGCTCAATGATCTGAGCGCCTTAAAGTTGCCCTGGTATGCCTTGGCAAGTGCGTCAGCGACGGTTGCGGAATCCGTGCCGGTGGCCGTGCTGATGTCCATGACAAGGTTCATGTCGTTCATGGCAATGCCAACGTCTTTGGTACCGCGCACAAGCGCTTCTAACGCTTTGCGGTATTCGGTGTCGGCTACGCCAGACGCTCGACTCATCGCGCTGATCTGTTTTTCAACCTGCGCGGTCTGTGCGGCGCCAGCGCCAGTCACGTTCTGCAAAGTAAGCGCTAACGCGGCTTGCTCTTGCTGATCTTCCATAGCGGCGCGCGTGGCATCGCCAAGTGCTATTGCTAAACCGCCGAGCGCGGCAGCTGCAGGAATCGCTGCTTTCTTAATTGCAAACTGGGCTTTTTCCGATGTTGTTTCCAGTTGCTTAAACTGCTTAATGG